TTTTTTTTTTGATAGGAGGCTAACATGAGCCAGTTAAATGAAGTTGATATTATAGAAGTCGATGGGTTAATGATGCAATTACCGATTGAGGCTATGCGAGAATTCATTAAAGATATGGGTCCTATTACCTATAAAGAATGGGTAGAGTTCACATTAATGAAATTTTTATGTGTTGAGTATAATCTAACTATGAAGCATATTGAAGCAGATAGTGCAGACCTAGATTCCCAAGAGCAAATGAAGCCCAAGTTCACTAAGTATATAACGACTACCTATGGGTTAGATAAAAAGGATTTGAGTCAAGTTAAGCTAATTAGTTCTATCACAGACTACTGTATAGACTCTTTCTTGTACGATGTTGTGACAAATCCCGCATCGACAACGAGTGAGTATACTATACTACTGAAGGGTCAACGAATGAACTATGGTCAAATTCTCAACTTCTTACAGGATGCTAGAGTTGTCGAAGAGTAATAATTCCTTTCTTCGACATAGCTATAATCGCGTACTCGATTGAAAGGAGGCGATTACTTCTATGGTTATTACTAAGGATAAACGTAAAAAGATGGAAGATTTAATCTACTCTTTCTTTGCTACGATGGATCCAAGTAAAGTGAATGCAGAGAACTATCGTTCTTTCTTTTCTAAGATGAGCGATAAACAATTTGATGCATTCTTCAAAAACCTTTTCGAATCGAAAAGTCCATATCTACCACTCGACGTAGTTATCTTCGAACGAGACTTAGATATGGAAAATATTGAGAAAACATCAAAGTTGCTTGATATCCCATTATATGAACACATAGTATTACCATTCTTCAGTACTGATAAGAAGAATCCGACGGTAACTCCATATAAGGTTCCTGTGGGATATATTCATGAGAAACGTGTACAACAAACAGCACGTAAGAAAAACAGTACATCTATCGATATTACAACACGTGACACTAAAACAGGTCAGGTAGTAAATGAAGATAAGAATGGTCGTCAGGCTATTGAAGAGAACTACTCTCTCATGACGTACGGGGCAACCGATGCTGTTAAAGAATTCATGTCGTTCCGTGCGGATGATATGAAGATGAAAGAGGAAGCCTATGCTCAAATTAGACGTAAAGGCTACCTCTCTATGGAAGAGCTAGAAGACAACGTGGATAATAAAGTTGCGTTAAATACATTGGATACCTATATGATTGCAATGGGTTTAAAAACGAATCTCGTTACAGAAGGCTATCTTCTAAAGAAAACACTTAAATAATACTTTTTTATGTAAGGAGATGAACTAACATGAAAGAGAATAACACAGAAATGTGTTTCGTTACAGAAGTTGGTAACTTCGGTGGAATGAGCGAAATCCCTGATCCAACAGTTACACCAGTTACCGAGCTCTTTAACAAAACAAAAGACGAAAGTCTTAAAAAATATTTAAAAGAAAATATGATGAACACAGACGGAGGTAATGAATAATGAGTTTTGTATCTCATCAATCCCCTAATGGTTTGGAATACTTTATCAAAGCAGACCAAGCCGAAGGCTTGACTGTCATTGTAGCAGGTGATAATGTTGTTAAATTAGACGCTGCGGCTGCTAAAAAATTTGTGAACTTCTTCCGCCAATACACTTTCTTGAGTGCATTGTCTGCTTACCGCAGAGCTGCTAATGGTGCAGGTAAAAAAGTTCACACATTCATTGAAAATAACACTACTAAAACTATTTCTGTAATGGATTTATTAATCCTTGATGAAACTGGTAAAGCGGTAACAATGGATGCTAAAGTGGTTCGTATGACTGATGGTCAAATCCAATCCAACTTATCCGTTGATGCTAACACACTTCAAGTGATTTTATATGAATTGGCTAAAGCTGGTATCAAAGCTGATGTTAAACCATACCGTGACGTAGTTAGCGTATCCGAACTTCCTTCCGAAACTGCATTCAAGAAAGCTACTTTCTACAAAGTGAAAGCTGACAAGAAAGTTTACAAATTGAATGCTGCTGAAGATGGCTTCGAAGAAGTAACTGAAAAAATCGTAGACGTTCCTCGTTTACCAGCAGTTAAATCTGAAGCTAAAGAAGGCGTTATTTACTTCTTGAACCAACCAACTGGTGATGCTGACCGTGGTTTCTTCGAATACAAAGCAGCTAAGAAAGATTACATCAAAGCGGACTATGTAGGCTTAAAAGAAATCGCTCGTCTTCCTAAAGATGAAGACGTTGAAGACAACATGATCTATGTGGTTTCCAAAGAAATCAAAGTAAAAGACCAAGACCCAATCAAAGCGGGTACTGTATACGTTGGTAAAGAACAAGCTCTTGAAAAGAAAGAACTTACAATCCAAGAAGTTACAGAATTACCTAACTTGGTAGTTGCTGAAGAAGGCGTTATCTACAATGTAAATGGTGTATACCGTAAATTCACTGCTGGTGAATTCGGCGACATCATCGCTAAAGATACAGTAAAATTGGATGAAAAACCAGACTTCACAAAAGTTGGTTTGACTGTTGATGATAGCGTAATCTACGTATTGAATAAACAAGTTTCTACTGAAAAACCTGTAGGTAGTAAATGGGTATTCAATTCCAAAACTAAAGAATTCGTAAAATACAACCCAGAAGCTAAAGTAGAAGCGTAATAAAAAATTATTCATGGTGGAACTAATATGTAGAAACTTCATGACGTAACAAGGCGAAGATTTCTACAACTCCTTATTATAGGTATTGGGACTTACCATAATAACAAACTTACATTAAAAAAATAGATAGAGATATAGCGTATTGCTATATCTCTATCTATTATCTTTTTTTTAAATAAGAATATCATCAACGTTGATTTCGGTAATCTTAACGGAACTATCATGGAATGATTTCATGAGTAAGTTCAATAAGTTAGAACCGATAGCAGATGTTGTCATACCGATATTCTCAATACCTAAACGGTAATATAAGTCACCTGCACATTTAGAGCAGAGTTTATCACCAATGCAATATAGAGGAGAACGAAGTTTAACTTCTTTACCAATATACTTACCGATGTTAGAGTTATCTAACATCACTAATCCGTCTTTTTCTACGACGAATCGATACATAAGCTTTTGAGCATTATTTGGTGTAATCACTACGGTACGATAGGCTTTAGTGTGACAATCGGAGCCTTGTTTATCAAGAACTACGGATTGATAGGCCGCGAAGAACTTCTTAGTAGCATAACCGGCTACACCAGTACCAATAGCTTTTGGATAGGCGCCATTGATAACCTCGGTACCGTAGGAAGGAATATCTTCTTTTTCAAGACCTTCCATGAAGGAACGTTGGATGATACTATATCCACCAGTGTTTGGATTATAGACTGGACCACGAGTCAAGAATAAGTTCTTATAGTTATTCTCGAAGCTACCACGAGCACCAGAGTTATATAACTCTAGACCTACGTCACCTTTTAACTCTTCTTTAGCCATAGCAATCAATTCTTTTTCAATCTTATTGGCTACGACGGCATCACCTTTGAGTAATGCTTCTTTATTCTCTTCGAAGAGTTTATCACGAAGTTTCATTACTTTAGGTAAGTTTTTAGTAGTTGCTTCTGTAAAGGAGCAAGATACATTTGTATGGATAGTGTTACCTAACCATTGAATATTGTTAAAGTACTCAGCCATATGCTCAGCAGTAATCTTACCATCCAATAAGGCTTTAGATAATACACCACTTTCAATGGAGCCGAGTTTACCATCGGTGATTGGTTCATTAATATAACCTACCACTTTTTGGATTGCTGGAACGGATTCATATAGGAATTTATTCACTAGGAACTGACCTACATTCGTTTCCACTTCTGTTGTATTGACATACTCTTTTGGTTTGAGTTTGAATTTGTCTTGGAATTTAAAACGAGGTTCTACCATCTTCTTCTGTTCTGTATCGAAATGAATGGAGCAGTTCTTATCAAACCACTCCTTAGTCAAATCGTCAGGTTTTAATGATAGTAGATACGCTTTATCTGTATCTGTAATCATATAGATTCACCTATTTCTCCATATATACCATAGAGTCTTCTTCTTTTGTTGTTTTCCAACCATCGCTAGTATATAAACTAATAGCAGCTGTGTTGGATTTATCAACTGAGAGTTGCGTACAACCATGTTTAGTTGTAGCTATTTTCAATAATTGACGGGCTACTCCCATTCGACGATAACTATCACGGACCCATAATACTTGTAATTGATGAGTGGATTGCTGTACATTAACAGCACCCACTAATTCACCTTCATAGTATAATACAGTTCCATCATGGTCATCATCGACTTTAATCTTTTTAATAAACTCATCTACGGAAGCATTGTCATCGATACATGCTTGATTGATAGATTTTGTTTTGAATAGATATCTAGGGCAAGTAGCCTCTGTTACTTTTTTGGGTCGTAGTATTTATCTACCGCTTCATTGAAGTATTTCACTACCAATGTCAATAGATGATTACATAACGTTTCATATTTCTTATAAACTGTTTTAGCAATCGCTTCGATTTCATCCACATGTTTTAGAATAGGATGCCATTCTTTTGGGATTTTGTTATAGACTCTATCGATGACGATATTATCAGCTTCATCCTTATCCATACCATCATCAACTAATACCTTGATGATATTACTCACGATGAGTTCGGATGTACCAAATTCCAATAGGGATTCGGATAAAATAGCATCCACTGTAGCCATAGCATCTTTAGGACCCGTATAACTATATTCGTTACGTTGTTTCAATACTTCAACTAATGGTACTTTTCGTAATCGACTACCACCATCAAAGAATTCTTTATCAAAGAACTTCTCAAGTTCAGGGATAGTGATTTTAGCTTTTTTAAGACATAGAGCTGCTTTCTTAGCATTTCGTTCTTTGATAGCATCTCTTACATCATGAAGGGGATATACAAATCGTCTATCGAAATGATCATCGATTGTATCACCATAGTCTTCATGGAATTTAACGAAGTCTACTTCTTCTTGGATATCTTGTGCCAAGATAACCTTTAGTTTATAGGCATCGGTTTTAAATAGCTTATTGATTTTATCTACTAAACCCATTTATGTAAGCCTCCTTAAAATAAAAGCGGATATAAGAAATTAATCTTATATCCGCAATATATTAGCTTGTGTAAATACGATATGTGAAGTTAATTTCTTTCGTATTTGTTAATGGTTCATTGTCCAAATTCAATTTGGAGAACATCTTAACGTTTACATAGTCAAATTTACCAGGAGCGATTTCTACACGCTTACCAGTGAATAGAGCGATTGTGTTGATACGAGATAATTGGATATTACCATTTACATCGAACCATTCACGAACGTCTTTCTTAGTCAATTTGAGACGCATTTCAACGAATGCTTCAATTAAATCACGACGGCTAGTATTGTGAACATCAGATTCTACTTCAGAACCATCTTCACCTTCTTCACCATCTTTCCACAATACTTTGATTTGTGGAGTTTGTTCGAAGCCTTTAAGATAGTATGCGAACAAACCATCTTTACGTTCTTCTAACATATGATACTTAGCACCATCATCACCAGTCAATGGAGTTTGAACGACACGGAATGGGACCATTTCGTCACGTTGACCATTTTGACCAACTTCACGTTCATAGAAGTTTACTGGACGGATAGAACCGAAAGCATCACCAGAACCACCAATACCAACACCCCAAAGACATACGATATCATCTTGTGTCAATGGATTAGGGTCAGTACCGATTGTTGGGTTAATATTCATGATTTCGTTAATTGTTGCTACTTGCAATGGAGAACGAATACCCCACATTTTTTCCATAACGGTTACAGCACCACCAAGTACTGTTTCGTTGTGTTCGTTGGTGAATAATACATTACCGAATTCATCTGTTGCACTGATTTCAGTACGGAATGTTTTTTGGCGATGACTTGTAGGTTCACCGAACTGTTCTTTTAAAACATCTACTGTGCCGAGTTTATCAGACAGTTTTTTGTTTACGATTTCAGCCATTACTACGAATCTCCTTTACTGCGGATTAATCATATTGTTTTTTAAGAGAGTGTCTGAAGCGAACCGAATCTTTACCAAACATACCAGATTTTCTAGCATGCTTAGATCCGATAGCAAAACCATCCTTCTTATCGAGTGAATGGCTATATGATACACTATTCTCAATAACTGTTTCTACTGTATTGTTTTTTGGGTTAATTCTTTTCCTAGCACGGAGGTCAGTTAGAACCCGTCTATCTTGGAAATCATAATGACCCGCTAACGCTTTCAATACAGAACGTACATCAGTGGAATGTCTAGCATCAATTGATGTTTCAGTTTTATGGGTATCTAATATACGAACGAAGTCTTTGAACTTAAGTTTCTTAACGACAGTATCGCCTTCTTTCTTAAGAACGTGACGACTATTCATATGCAATGGAGCTTTCTCTTCTAATCGGATGGATGAGTTGTATACATGCCAATCAATGAGACGAGAAACCATCTTATGATAGATATATTGTTTCTTTTCAGTACCAAGGTCATCAAATAAATCAAAATGACCTTTAGCGATAATATTGACGATAGTACTCCATAGAATTGGGTCGGATAATGGGAACTTATCACGAAGATTCCATTCTTTAATATACTTGAGCATATCTTCTATATTGATACTGGTATCGATTTCACCATATAGATTCATATCTTTGGATGTCGCTATATCATTGAACCAATTTAAAACGAATTTATCATCGATGACCATATTAACTAATACATGCTGAAGTTTATCTCTAATGGTGAGATAATCTTTCAGTAATTGCCATGATAAGGCACGATATTCTTCAGTGAAGACTATCTTATCATCATACTTATTCGTTACTTTGATAAGTGAGATACAGTCATCGTAGATATATTGAAGAGCTTTTCGGTCTTCAATCAATAAATCAACTTCCATACCTTTAAGCTTATCAAGAATCTTGAGTAAGTTGAAATGAGGGTCATCTAATACATACACGATATTGGAGAATGCATCGGATACCGTATAGGATTTAAACTCATTGATGAGCTTCTCAATCATTTTAATTAACTCAGTTTTCTCGTTTAGTGAACTGATGAACTGGTAGCTATCATTCAATGTAGATAACTTACCAAGGATATAGTTAATCATATCATTTAGGTCTTTATTCTTACCACGGATACCATTGAAGATTTCCCATAAGTCAGGACGAAGGTTCATGAGTAAGTCTTCATAGGATTTACCATATTGACCATTCGGTTTCTTATAGAGTTCTTTCACATCTTCTGTGATAAGAAGAGAATCATAGAGTTTCTTGTAGCATTCATACGTTTCCAAATCTTTCGTTAATCGTAATCGTTCATCGATGAACTTACGTAATGCATTGATGTTGTTATATACATCATCAACGTCATTGATTGTTGGTGTATGTACTTTAGTGAAGAACTTCAAGATTTCAGGGTCGATTCGTTTAGAACAAGCACCCTTTCCATATAATAAGTCATCACGGATTTTAGCTAAGTCGGCCTTAAAGTTAAAGCCATATACGTTAGCAATCTGATACCCTTTAATAGGGATTTCACCACGTAAACCAAACTTATTAGCAACCAGTGTACATAGGAAGATAATCAGTTCATATAAGTTTACATAGTCTTTACCAAGTCGAGGAAGTTTCATTTGAAGCTTCTTCATTTCATCTTGGTTATCAATAGCCATACGGATAGTATACGTTGACTCATAGAACGTTTTAGTCATACTGTAAATCAAATCAATCACCATGTATTTCGTGATGATGGAGTTGAAGTTATTATGACAAAGTTTTTCCATTAAGTCAGAGTCATTAATCCAATATGGGTCTCCATCTGTGATAGAATGGAAATCTTCTCGATTACTTGGGTCAGCAATCGCTGCCGCAGGGTCCATATCTCGGATGTTAACCCGTTGGAACCAAACATCATATGTGTTTTGACAGTCGATAACATCTGATGCTTCGCCATTTTCATCTACGATAGTTTTATACTTGATAATCGGATTACCATTACCATCTTTCTTATAGTCTTTAACGAGGTAATACTTGTATACGTTTACCTTAATGAAGTTAAAGATATTAGAAATATCATAGATAACTTGGTTAGATGATTTAACTTGAAGCATTAAGTTCAAGTCTTTAGCGATGATACGTTGATACATAACCGAAATCTCTTCGAAGTATGGCATATTATACCCTTCGAATAGATAACGGATAAGAGAATCATCATAGAAGTCCCTTGTAATACCTTGCTTAAAGATATTCGCAATGAACCGTTGTATCGCAATGATCATAATCAAGAATCCCATGAATTCATCATAGAACTCAAAGGTCTTGTTATCTTCTTGGGTGTATAAACCCATCATAACATAGTCACGTGCTTCCGCATAGAACTTAACGAAATCATTAGATATGAATTCGATATCGGATGGGAGCACATAGAGTAATTCATAGTTTCTAGCTGTACGAGCTGTATGATATGGGATAGCGTAGCCACCTAAGAATTTTAAGTATTTCTTTTTGGGATACATCTTAATCAATTGGTCAGCTAAGCCAGATGTGGTAACCAAGTGTTGCAGTTGAGGGTCTAATTCATGTACGGGAACATTGGTAGGAACACCAAAATCATTCTCCGGAACATAGATATTTTCCTTATCTTCTACATCAGGCATACCATGTAGCATACGATAGTAGTTGTTTCGTTCTTCAAAGGAACCGATGATAAGATTCTTCTGAAGTTGAATCACTCTATCTCTATATTGGGCAGGGATATTTTCTTTATCCTGTTGGCACTTTGTTACCAATAGTCTATCAATACCAGCCTTTAATAAAACACTTCGTTCGAAGTGGATATATGAATCCCAGAAGTCACCAGTGTCAATGGCTGCCACATAGGCATCACCCATTAACTTAGTATCTTTTGTTTCATATTTACGTGCTTCTTTGTTTTGTTTAATAACAGCCGATTGAATAATCTTTCGTAACTGTAACAGGAATGTGTCCATATCTATACCATTATATAGCATAGCAGTACCTTCCTTTCTAATTGAATATGAGATTGTACTTAAGTAGTTGTCAAAAGCATGCAAAAAAAAAAGAGGAAACGACGAGTTTCCTCTTTCTTATATTACAGTCTAACGACCTTGATGATAACATCACCACGACGTACAGGGATGACTTTCTTACCTGGATGGTTGCGTGTTAACTCAGGGAAGTCCGTTGCCTTAATATCAACCATATCCGTTTTCAATAAGACTTTGAACTTACTGAAGCTATTACATGCTACCACGAAGGATAGAGTTTCACCACTGGATAAGCTAACCAGTTTCAATACCGTACCTCGTCTATCGGACGACGCAAAGTTACTTAATGTACAACGCTTACCATTACCTTTATCGGTTAAGATCAGCATTTCATCATCGGCATCAGTTACTTTCGTAATACCAACAACCTCATCTTTAGGTGGTAAGTCGATACCGATAACACCACGACTCATACGATTGGTTTCCATAAAGGAATCGGTATTGAATCGTAACCCATTACCGAGTTTAGTATAGGCAATGATATCAATGGCTTCTTTACCTTTGATAACTGATACCAATTCATCACCATCGCCAAGTATGATACTTGCTACCGACATACGGAATGGGTATTTAGAACAAGATGTTTTCTTGATAATCCCCTTCTTAGTAATGAATGTGAAGGCTTCTGTATCTTTGATAGCATCTTTAGTAAAGATAGCCACCACGTCACCATTGACTGATACATATTTAGATAATGCATCGCCATAAGAACGCTTATCGGACGCTTTGATTTCACCGACTTCAAGAGCATGTACATACCCTTTTCTATCGAAGAAGATTAAGCTATCCAAGTTACTTGCATGGATGATTTCTACAGGTTCATCACCTTGAGCTAAATCACCAATGGATTTTACATTGTCAAGTAGCTTCTTAACATACCCATTCTTAGTAAATACGATGATATGATTGGTATCACTATATTTAGCTTCATTACCAGTTTTGATAATACGAGAACGACGAGGTTCACCATACTTCTCAATACCTTTTTCTAATTCAGCAATGATACATTTATCAAGTTTCTTAGGTTTAGTAATCAACTCAGTATATTCATCGATTTTAGCATAAGCCTCTTTAAGACGTTCTTTGAACTTATGTAACGCAGATTTACTGAATTCGCTCATTCGAAGATTGATAATCTTATTCGCTTGAACGGATGTGATATTATAATCATCCATCAATAACTTAACGAGTTTATCATCTTCGGACTTCTTAATCATTTTCATGATCTTTTCAGCTTTACCTGGTGTTTCGATGATATCTACTAATACTTCAGTGATGTAAACAATCTCTTTCAGTTGCACTAACTGGATAGTGTATACTTTACGTTTAAACAAACGACGAGATGTAATCCAGTTTTGAATCAAACTCTTAAGATTGAATAACTTAACCACGTAGTTATCAACGAAGTTCATTTGAGTAGGGAATGTTTTCTCCAACCCAGTTTTAGCATACAAGAACATTTTAACTTGGTGTAAGTCAACTTCTTTTGCAAACTGAAGTGTGAGATGTACACCCTTAGCATCGGATGCATCATAAATATTACGAATCCCTACTAGCTGTTTTGTTTCACGGAAATCCGCAATGCTATCAATGATAGATTGTAATTTCGTTTGATATGGTAGAGAAGTGATAGTTAACGTATGTTCATCTTCATCTTCAATAATCGTACCACGCATCTTGAAGGTTCCCGTACCTGTTTTACAGATACTTTTGAAGTTACCTTCATCGACCACATCACAACCAGATGGAATATCTGGTACTAGATATGGTTCATGGGATGGGCCCTTAATCATCTTAATCACTTCTTCAAATGCTTCCGTGATATTGTAAGATGGGATGTAAGTCGCCATACTGAATGTAAAACCAGTAACTGGTTTCAATAAGACGTTTGGGTACTTAGGAGCCAATGTTAATGGTTCCATATAATCCTGATTGTATGATGAAGTCATATCAATCACTTTATCATCCCATTCACTGAAGAAACAGTCGTTACCATAATCAGATACTCGACCGTTAATGTATCGAGCAGCGGCTGCTTCATCACCTGCAATTTGACCACCATTACCTTTGATTTCCATCAATGGTAAGGCAATCTCCCAACTCTTAGCTAGAGACGTAATAACATTCTCAGCAGAGGAGTCGCCATGTGGGTGAATCTTAACGACGTCACCCACAAGGGATAATACTTTTGTGAACTTACGAGCAGCTTTAGCAATCTTTGCAGTTGCATATAGTACTCGTCGTTCAACTGGCTTTAAGCCATCTGAAATATCTGGGATAGCACGAGCAAGTACAACGTTAGTACCATACTTAAACATACCATCCTCATTATACTCACTAATGTTGGTATCCACTACACCACGATCACTGTGGTATAGTTTGACATCCACATGTTTACCCTTTTTATTTTTCTTCTTTGCCATCGGTTTGTTTTCGTCCTTCCCATTGATCAAGTAATTTATGATATTCCTCATCCCTCATTTTTTCTGGAGGACGTTGAGTCATAATATCATATACCGTGTAGGCAATGGCACATAGGGCAATAAGTACGATGCCAAGAACTAGATTTGTTTCCATATAAAATCCCTCCTTAGTTATCCAAATCATCACGATTGAACTTATGGTTATTATCAATCATGAATGCTTTACGAAGTTTAGAATCTGGACCATGTAATACTTTTACCGTATTCAAGTCACGTTCTAAGTCATCGATTGTTAACCGAATGAGCTCACGGTTTGCTGGATTCAATGTAGTTTCCCACATGACTTCACCATCAAGCTCACCCAACCCTTTGATACGGTCCTCTATCTCTGGTAGATACTTCTTCGTATTCTTGAAGAACATCCCGAGAGATGTAAGAGATTTGTATCCGTTGGATTCCATAGTATAATATATATCCGACTTATTTACATCTTTGATGAGTTTAGTCAAACGCTCACACTTATCGAAGAAGGCTTGGTCAGCTACTAAGTATTGATATACACCGTCAATAGAACCTTGAATTACATTCGTTGCTTCATCGTAGGTAAGTTCAGGGAACCGTTTCTTAAGAACGTAATTGAACTTAGGGGATGGAGCATATAATAACGTGAATTCTATCAATTCTGGATTCGTATAGAAGTATTGAGTTAACGGTTCCAATTCAAGAAGATAATCTTTATTGGAATCAATTAACGCATGCATATCTTCATTGGATAGCTTCTTACCTTTACTATCGATAAGAGTTGTATTTTCAACAACCTTATCAGCAAAGATTTTGTAGTATTCTACTTTAGATAGAATATACTTATTCTTGCTATCTTTCAGGATATATAATGGAGCCTTAGCTTTATATAACATACCCGCTTTTACGAGCTCTGGCATGAAGCAAAGGAAGAAAGTGGAAAGTAAAGAAGTCATATTGAACCCGTCAATATCTGAGTCAACGAAGATGATAATCTTATCGAACTTAGATTGAGCTAGGTTGAAATCTTTACCAATACCAGTGCCGATGATTTTAATGAGAGTTTTGAACTCTGCATTTTGAAGTACTTCGGCAAGTTTAATACCATAGGTATTTTTTGGATTACCTTTAATCTTGAATACAGCTTGTGTCATCGCATCACGGACACCCGTAACGCCACCTTTCGCTGAATCCCCTTCGACTATGTAGAGTTCTTTATACCCTTTACCAATGGCAGGACTATAACCACTCATAACCGATTCTTCAAAAGAATCCATGGCTTTGTAATCCGATTTACGGATTTTACTTACTTCAAGACGTGCTCTTGCATTCTTCTTGATGTAATTGGAAATCTTTTTAGCTTCTGCTGCATTATCTTTCATATACGCCATCGTAGCTTTATAGACTGCATCACGAACATCTTTAAAGATTTCTCGGTTACCTACACACTCTTTAGTCTGACCTGTGAATTGAGGGTCGTTATGGAATAAGAAGATTTCAGTACATAGACCAAGGCGAATATCCTCAAAGGTGATATTCCATTTCTTCTTCTCATTCTCAGTCATGTATGTAGGAACAATTTTCATCATAGCTTGACAATATCCAGTTTTAGCACCAGATACATGCTCACCATGCTGAATCGTATTTACCCAGTTACAGAAAGAAATAGTGTTATAACCGTCCGTAGAATCAGCTTCATCATAATTGAAACATATTTGAACGTTCGGGTTAGCACTTTTGAAATTCATTGTTGTTGATAACAATGGCTTTTTCATATTTGATTCTAATAGTTTAACTGGACCATTTGCATATTTTAGCTTAATCGTTTTCTTTTCGTCACCCTTTTTCTTAATAGGAGTGTAGTAAATCGTTTTACTACTAGGGACGAAGTGAGAGATTAAACTTAACCAAGAGAATAAGTCGGCTTCTTTGATATGACATGGACCAAGATATTTTTCACTTGGAACAAATATCGCTGTGGTACCATGTTCATTAGGGTCAGCCTGTTCATAGATAGGCTCACCTTGTAATCGTCCATCGACGAAGTTAAATGTGCCACGTTTCCCTTCACGGGTTACGATGATAGTCAGGAATTCAGATAACGCATTGATAGCTGTTAACCCGATACCATTCTCACCGGCTTTTAATGAAACTTCAGCACCTTCTTTAGTTTTACCAAAGTTGGAACTTGACTGTAGTTTAGTTACAACATCGATAATGTGTTGGAAAGGAATACCCCGACCATCATCTGATACAGTCAATCTGTTTTCTTTTTCGTTAAATACAATTTGAATATTTTTACATGGTGACTTTGGAGACATTGCTTCATCGATAGCGTTATTGATAAGCTCTTTACATAAATGAAGTGCCCCTTTGTCACCTTTGTATGAAATATATACAGTGGTTCGTTCACGAAGACGTTCTAGGTCATCTTCTATAACCCGAATGTCATCATCTTTAAATTTAGCCATAGTTCTTAACGTAGCCTCCTAATATAATAACGAATACTAATTTGTTTTATTTGTTATTAAAAATTAATACCCGTATTACTGTACAGGGTATTTATTTACTAGCAGTAAAAAAATAAGGTAGACTTGCGTCTACCTTATCGATTAACCCATACATTGACGGGCATAGTTGATTGAATCTTGATATCGATCAATGTAATCAACCAGTTTAGTCATTGGGATAAAGCAATATTCGAATGGAGAATCATCATCATTGAATGAATGACAGTGTTCACAATCACAATCGTCATCATGTTCCTCTTCGTCATCGTCACCCATTTCTTCGATAATCAATTCTTCCACTTCTTGTGATTTAACAAACTCACGAAGTAAGTCCATATCGAATTCATCATTCATATCAGACATAGCATCTTCAAGGTTTTCAGATACCATAAAGATACCATAGTCATCAGATACGTCTTCTGTTAATGTATAAACGATTTCGTTATCTACCGCATTACGGAAACGAACCAATTCACCAGGGCGTAATACGCCATCCATGATATCACGGAATGGGTCACCCAATGACCGTTTGTTCCATTGGTTCTTAGTTTGGTCAACTACTTCTGTAACGACCATAAATCCAATGATATCAACAAGTTCTTCTTCACCGTCTTCATCCACTTCGCATTGGATAACGGCATTGGAATCTTTGTTGTAATAAATGTATTCTTGTCCAACTTCAAATGTATTAATTATATTCTCGTTAAGGTCGTATACTTTACCTTCTAATAATTTTTCAACTTCAATCATGGTGTCCTCCTAAAAAATATAAAAAATAAGAGATATAGGCGATAACCTATATCTCTTATTAGTTGAGCTCAAAGCTCTTTTACGTAAAATAGCTTTGGTCTGTATTATCGGCGAAGGATGGAAGAGCCGCCACCAGTAATGCTCATAGTGGAACGATAGCCTTTGCCACCTTTACCTTTTTTGTGTTTACCTTTACCATTGAATGGTTTGGATTCTTTCAAAAGGATTACTTTGAATGCGCGTGTTGCCCAATCGATTGCACGTTGTGCGTCAACTAACTTTTTCAATTCCTTAGCATCACCTTTGAAGTTTGCTTGGAGTTTTGTTAAGTTAGCATAGTTAAGACCAGCTTTTTTCCAATCTTTTAATTCTGCTTTGATTGTTTCAGGGTCAGAATTTTTCATCAAGAAGCGGAAGTCTAATTTAGCACCACATTCTTTACAACGGAAAACACCTTCCGTTTTAGTTTGTTTCAAACGAAGGGAATTACCACGTTTGTGAGTGCATTCGTATTGCGTATCACGTTCACGTTGATCCAACATGTAACGGTCTTGGCGAATACCTGCCAATACCTTTTGGATACCATTCAATTCATGTTTTTTGTTTTTCTTTGCCATGTGTTTACTCCTTCTAGCAAAATTACATTAAACTGCGATAGAGAATGTTCTATCACGTTGAAATAATATATATTTGTATTTCAACTCAGTTTTTATTATGTACCAGATAAATCGAAGTTCATGCGTAGGTAGTCTACATTATCATCATCTGCGAAGATTAACTTCTGGATGTTCTCTACATGAACCACGTCCCAATAGTAAGCTTTATTATCCTCATCATAAGGACTCTTACCAGGGAAGAAAACTTTACGAGATAGACAGGAAATGTCTGTTTCAATTTTGAAGCATTCATTAACAGGAACAGGTTCGAGTTTGAATGGGAACTTATCTTTCGTGTCTGGATCAGTATTAGGTACTTTACGTTTATCATCAAAGTACCAACGGATAGAGTTATCGAAGATAATGCCCGCTAGCTTATCGATACCTTTTTTATTAATGATAGCTTGGAATTCACCGATATCCATTTATCGTTTCCTCCTTTTCTTCTTTTTTGAAGTTACTCCCTTGTTAGTCTTCTTATTTTTATTCACTGTAGAAGCCCCTAGGAGTTTTTCACGTATGTTTTGAGCTGTTCGCTTACGCTTAGCTCTCCAGTCATATTCAATGACTTTATGTTTAAAGGTGAGATGCTTGGAAATGGAATTACTCAAGTCTACACCCATAACATCATGTAAATCCATATATCCTCCTTAATTTAGAATGATAAGTTGGTCAATCGCACGAGTGACTGCCGTATATAACCATTGTTTTCTAAATAATGAGTCACCGAATGGTTCATTCACTACGATGACTTTGTTATATTGGCTACCTTGTGCTAAATGGCATGTAATCGCATACCCATATTCGAACTTATTCATTCTAGAGATATATGACTTGCGGTATTGGAATGGTAATCGAAGATATTCTCTGTCTAAGGCTAAGTCATAGAAGGACTCAGATAAGAACTCTGGTCTAAAATCGATAGTTAGTCGTTTAGCTGTAGAGAACTCCAAGTCTATGTTGGTAATGTATCCAACAAGCCCATTGATAAGGAATATATTATCCCCAATCATAGCATCCCAGTTATTTTGTCTACAAATCATCTTATCCCCTACAATAGGGTCAGCTGAATCAATCTTCAATAGCTCATTACGATAGTAGTTATTGAGATTCTCTCTAGTCTTATTGGTACCACAGATAATGATATCACTTTCTTTGAATAATCGTTTATCAAAATCACGTTGTCCCATAATGGCTATTTTGGATTCAATGGTTCCCCGTTCGAGTCGACGACCCTCTAGGATACTTTTAGCTAACCAAGGAATCGGGGATTCGGAACTCTGACGCATAATCTCAGTGAGAACAACATCAGGCCGTTTTAAAAAGAATGAGTTACCAATTACAGGTGGTAACTGATTTAAATCACCCAGTGCGATAACGGGAATATTGAATTCCAATATCCACTTGGCTAATTCTTCCGGTACCATAGCCGCTTCATCCACAACGATGAGTCTAACGTCACCATCTAGGTATTTCTTACGACTGAATTTAGGAACCCAAATATATCGCTGATTAGCAGTTACAATGGGGTCACCATTTTCGTCTTCTTTTGGTACCATTTCTATATCACATATTGAACTATGAATCGTCTTAGCATTTAATCCAGTTCTGGATAATGCTAGCGTCGCTTTTCCAATATATGCCATAAATAATACTTGGTCATTCGAAAGACCAAGCGAGTCAATCAATTCTCTTACGATAGTCGTCTTACCTGTACCTGCCGCACCTGATATTTCAAATACTTGCTTGGTACGATGACGCCACCATTGGAGAAGATTTTGCAAAGCGGTCTCTTGACCTCTATTCAGTTGCATATTAGTCTTCCTTATACCTTAATAATAAAATAAGAGTATATACCTATGTAATTGAAGGTATATACTCTTATTTAGTTTTTATAAATCTAGTGTTATTTCTTTACTTCCAATCAATAATGTAATCGTTCTAATCGTAATAGAACCATCTACATCATTGAATTCGACAGCTCGAATGAATTTCGAATGTCTCGGTAATTTGAAATACGTATAGACTATGGTTCGCAGAATCCGATAGAAATCTGCCGTATATGACATACGATAGTCATCATAGAAACCTACGAATGACCTAAAGTATTCTTTTAGTAATACATAAAAAGACCCATGTGACCAATAATGACGCCGTAAGCGTTGTAATTGGTTGATGGCTGTCTGAAATTTCAAGCTGACTTCAACTTGAGGGTTATTTTCCACTCGTTGTTTAGAAGCAACTGAACCATCGACAGCATCGTATTCATGTACCATTAGTGTACAATAACAATTAAAATCAGACTGTATTGGTTTAATCACTTCCAACATTATAAATCACCGGTCATTAAGGTAATACTTGAGAACTTTCAGGTGTTGCAGTATGAGGAGCTTCAGTATGCTCTTCACTATGGTCTTCTGTAGTTGTTGCTACAGGAGCACCAGGTTCACCATTTGCGACAGGTTGTTCATTTACTGTAGGAGTAGGAGTACCCTCATTCACTACATTAGTAGTTTCCTCTGTATGAGCAGCAGGTTCTGTTGCTACATGTGTTTCTTCGGAAGCTACTGGTGCAGCAGGTTGTTCAGTATGGGTATCACCTGCATTTACAGGAGTTTCTCCAGCTACCGGACCTTCAGGTTGAGGAGTTACAACAGTATTCTCAGCAGGAGTTACTACTGGAGTTGCCGTATTCTCATGAGTTTCTTCAGATACAGGAGGATTAGCTCCCGCTTCTGGTTGAGGTGTTACCGCAGGAGATTCTGTATTTACTACAGGTGTACCTTCATGGTTTTCAGCTGTTTCAGTATGAGCATGTTCTTCAGCTACTGGTGCGGCTGGTTGCTCAGTATGAGTTTCCTCTGCCACATGTTTATTTTCCTCAGGTGTATGAGTTTCTGGAGCTGGTGCTGGAGCTACTGGCTCAGTTTCAGTATGAGTTTCACCAGTACCTTCAGGTTGAGGAGTTACAACTGTATTATCTTCAGGTTTAACTACTGGAGATTCTGTATTCACAACTGGAGCAGAAGGTTCTACTGTATGATTAGTTCCTTCTGTTGGTTTAGGGGCTTCTGGAACAGTAGTTTCAGTTTCCGTAGCAACAGGTTTTTCAGGAACATTAGTTTCAGTAGAAGGTGTTACAGGGGCAGGAGTAGTTCCTGTTTCTGTAGTTTCCACTTTAGGTGGTTTTACTTCAGGTAGAACTGGAGGTTGTACAGGGCTAGTGCCTGTATCAGGAGTACCTGGTTTACCTTCAGTAGGTTTAGCTTCACCGACAACATGTGGTTCTGTTGGAGTTACAGGAGTTGTATCAGTTCCCACAGCAGGTGGTTTCATTTCAGGAATCACTGGAGGGTCAACTGGTTTAGTGCCTGTATCAGGAGTACCAGGTTTACCTTCTGTTGGTGTAGCTGTATTAGGAACAGTAGGTTCCGTAGTAGGTGTAGTATCCGTTGAAGTACCTTCATCCACTTTAGGTGGCTTTACAGGTTTTTCTTCAGTTGGTTTATAATTACCTTCTTCATAGATTTGGTGAATGATTTTTCTAATAAATTCTTCACTAATCTTAGGGTAATTTGTATATTCAGGACGATGAACCGAATTATGTAAATCATCGGTAGATGTAGAAGCATCTACGCCAGGTTTTTGTGGTTCAGGGTCTTGTTCTTTCTTAGGTTCTACAGGATTTAATAGAGATTCCAAAGTATGGAATAACGATGTATCTTTCTTTAGTAATTCTGTAAACGCAACAGAAAGAATAGTTCTAAATAAAGAACTATCCACCCAAGGGCATTTACATTGAATGTATGCTAAATCAAGAGGTTTAGATAAATCATTAATCAAGCCTAAGAGTTTAGTTAAATCACTGATACGTTTGGAAACTTGATGCATGATGCGGATGTTAGTAGCATTATAGCCTTTAGCATTCACCACATCTTTTTCTGTAGGCATCCAGTAATCACAGTTAATATCTTCGTTAGTCGGATGGAACATATGACCATCTTGACAATGATGATGGGTTTGAGCATAATATGGATGTAAATTCATATCCATACGAACTTCAAATCCTTCACGGGTTGGACCTTGTACCTTATAATCATATTCAGTACTCATGTACTTTTCGACCGCAATGCGTTCTTTATCATTAGTTCTACGAATACCTTCGTAGAATTCATCACGAGTTTCTGTTTGATTAGGATATTCGGAAGTGCGTCCAAACCATTGATGTTTATAGAATTTAGACATTGATAGGACCTCCTTTTATATAGATGTTAACATAACCCTATGGTAGCTTTTAAAGCACAATATGTTAATTAATAAAGGAGATTTAACTATGCAAAATGCAGGCGGCAATGATTTTTCTTTAAATCAGTTTGAGTATTGTTACCTAGTCGAAGACACTAATCCATGTGCTACAGAAATGAAAATTTATGTACCAAAATTGATGGGTCAAAAGACTGGTTCAGCCAATACGAATAAAGCTAGTGTAGACCAAACATCTTTTATGAATTCCAGTGATTGTAAATTGGAAGCTTCGGCTCAAGTGCAATCTTCCGATTACATCGTAGCTCGAGTGCAAATGCCACTCGCTCATAGACATCACTTCCATGACTGTCCTGGTAACTGTGTTAACCTTGTACATGGTGCACAAACATGTTGCCCAGGGACATCTGATTTGAAAGTGTGTCACCATTTCCATCATGACCATCATTTCCCTCATCAAGGGGATAAAGGCATGATACCTGCTGGTTCTAGACTTATCTGTCTATTTATGAACAATGACCCTAACGATTGCATTGTGACTCGTATGGAGGTTATGTTCCCAGACGGTTCTATTAATCCATTAGAGCCAGTAGATGAACATCGTTAATAACTAAAGAGGTGTATATATGATATCGAGTGCTAAGACGATTACCCAGCAAATCATTACGGGTAAAAATCTCAAAATATCGAATAAACAACTCCAAATCGAGCAGTTAGTTAAATTAGATAACCACAATGTATTGCTACTTAACGTATTTACTCTCATGAGTAAATATCGATATCATGTTAACAAATACGCTCGAGTATACCAAATGAATGATGTGGATGCTCAAAAGTATCGCTATAAACCATATATGCTGTCGAATGACCTATATGGTACGATTGAACTAGCACCACTCATCATGCATGTCAACCATATGACTTCAGTAACCGAGTTCAAAGACCTTGAGCAAGGGATTAAACTCTTCAGTTCTGATTTCATCGATTTCTTAAACGAAGTACTAGTGAAAGAAAAAACAACTATCACAGCTAACCGCAACTCCATCAAGAAAGAAATTCTAGAATTGTAATTTCGAACTCGATGTGAAAAAAGTATAACATTAAATTAGGTTGCATACGCAACCATCAGAACGCATGAAAATATTTATACATAAGAGGAACCCAGCATCTACTTGCATAATCAGTCCGATTATCGTATAGGCGGAGGGGTTTGATAAATAACTTGAAACAAGCTTTTTCATCCGTCGTTCATGATGGTACTGCAACTAATTCCATGTGAGTTATCATCTACATTTTGTAGTTACTATAGATACTCCAAATACCCGCCCAAATGGCGGGCATGTATTGGTATATAAACTATATACCCATAGCTCCTTTAGCTGCCATGTGTGGCTATGGGTATTTATATACCACCATACTAAAAACAACGCCCTCTACTGAGGAACCTACACTGTTGCGTTAAGGTTTGATAGTTGTTTCATAGTACTTCTCCTTAAGAAAATAAATAACCACAAGTAATCCCCCTAGATTGCATCATACTCGATGTTTTCTAGGGGGATTACTTGTGTCTTATTCTTCTAATGGTGTGAATATAGCATCACTACCAAGGGAATCTTGTAATGAGAATGACGTTGTAGTTAACGGTGTTTCTTTAGTTCGCTCTTTAGCGGAACGACTACCACGGAAACTAAGGTCGGATGAAGCTCCAGGTAAATCACTTGCTAAAGAAACTCTTGACAATGAACGGTCTAAGTTAACATCATCTACGAGCATAATGGTGCTACCTTCTGCGAATGGATGATTGAAATACTTTTGATCGGTCATTGTTTTATACCGTTTCTTTATCTCATTCATGGTTAACCATCTCGAACCATCATCCCGTTTGACTTCGATATTTAAGATACATACCCAATCAGAGTTCTCTAATAGGTCCCACGATTGTGCCACGTTACCGCGACCAATCAATTTACCGAGGTCTTCCTTACCTGCTACTTGAGCATCATCAACAGCCATGTTACCGGCACGGTTGATTTGCTGTGCTGTAATCACAGGGATTTTTAAACGGATAGCTAAGTCTTTCAATTCGTTTGAAGCGTATTTCAAACGCATAATTTCATCTTGCGTTGGTTCGGCTGACCGAATACGTTTAATATAGTCAAATACCAAGGCAACGACTTCATTATTATCTTCTTCAATCTCATCGATGATAGTATACAAATCAGCCGTACTGATTTCTAAGTTACCGTAATACTTCATGATGATATTGGTTTCACCATCTTTCAAAGACAAGCCACCTTTTTCTCGCATGAGACGAACAGCCTCATCTGGAGCAAAGGATTGAATATCTTTAGAAGATGTGGAGATGTTGAATAGTCGAATCAAGGACTCTTCAACGGAGTTTTCTGTCGTAATGTAGAGTACAGTTGGTCTAGCACCTGGCTTACGACGAGGTTGAATTTTATTGTAGGTTTTAATCCAATAGCATGAATATAATAACATAGCGGATTTAAAACCACCCGTTACACCTAACCATAGGTATAAACGACCTGGCATGTAACCGGGAGATAAAATATCATTTAAGGCACGAACACCTGTCATGAGAGCAAGGTTCTCATCACCAGCATTCTTAATCGTTTCTTCAACGAATGGTTCAAATATATCAGCTTCCAAACTGAATGTACTCATGGAAGCTACAGACTCGGCTTTACGTAAGTCTGTCATGAGGTTGCTGACTACAGCTTTCACCTCATCATTCATACTACCTAGTGTATCATAGTCACCAGATGAAATCTTGGAGAATACATTGTAGATTCGGTCTCTATAGAATAAAAGGTAACTATGTTGAAGAATATCTTCAATGGTTTTCAATGTAAACAGAATCTCATCATGGTTTACATCAATATATTCATCTAGGTATTTTAGAATGATTTGTGTTTCTGGATCAGATGGGTTATCTGCGGCACCTACTAATGATGTTTTATTAGTAGTACCCATTTTAATCCGAGCATCTAATGCTTTGATAATAAACATATACCGTGCATAGAGAGCTACATCTTGCTCAAACGGTTTTGGGTCTAATATAGCGAATAACTTTTGTAAGTTATTCAAATGCAAGCGAGTAATCGCAGGGTCATTGGAGAACACAACCCCAATGATTTGCTGTAAGTTCGCTTTAGATAATTTCATTGCTACCAAATGTTGGGTTGGATCAAATGGTGCCGTTGGCGATTCCAACTCTTTCTTTTTATGGTAACTCACTTCGGAACGTAACAAGGGACTTTCTCCTTACTTATAATAAATTCAATTCATTCTTAATCGTCTCGATTGGTAATTCCTTACCATGTCGAATCTTTATAAACTTTTGAATCTTTTCTTCATGACTAATACCAGAATCAAAGATGAATGCGTACTTTTCCAATAGGGTATTAACAACCCTTTCAGTTTCTTGTTCTTTGACAAATTGAGCTTCATCTGTGATTTGTATCTGGAGTCTTGGTTTATCCTTCGCATATTCACGGATAAATTGAAGAGCATAACTAAAGTCGATGTGTCCTACCAATACAATTTTCACACGTTTATAGTCTGCTTGTATCGATTCAATCACATCAACGATATCTTCTGGTTTATCCTTATATACTGTAAAGTCGGGAATCTTAATTGTTATATACTCTTCCGCCATATCATTATGGATAAACTCCACAGCATACTTATGATTCAATACATTATACACGCATAGATAGAAACCTTTATCAGTTTCTTCCCCATGTTGGAATCGAGAGAATGAACCTGGGTAATATACATGCTTACGAATCACTGTATTGGTGTGGATATGACCGAAGAAGATAGGGCCTTTACAAGCATTAATCATTTGCTTGGAATCGAATACCGGAGCACGACTCATGGTAATCTCACCAAGCTGTTGCTTAGCCATCGTACCTACTTCTTTAAACATCCCATGACCGAAGATAAAGTCATACTTATCCTTTTGGGATAAATACGGAGCATAAAACTGCTCCATATCGTTCATATATTCTTCCGGAACGTAGAGAATATCTAATCCTTCGGCTAGATGTTCTTCTTCTACACTCATGATGATTCTAAAGTTTATATCTGACCGATTCTCATACATACTGAAGTTATGTAATTGGCGGTTATCATGACTGGCTGTACCTTGAATCAAACGAATATATTTGATATCGTTTTGGATACAAATATCGACAACTTCTTCCATAAACATCATAACGGAATGAGCGGTACTATAATTCATGCTTGTAATCGTATGGAATAAATCACCACCAAATACAATCATATCTAGTCGCTTACCGTCTATGACACGTAAGAATCGTTCTTTTAATTGCTCATATAACTTCTCAGTCTTTAGAGCACCGAAATGGATATCTGCTATAAAGGCTACAGCAAATAACTCATTGTGTATCATATAAGAGACTCCTTCCAATCTACTTGTAAGATATCTTGTAGAGCAATGAAGGCAGTATATACCTCTTCAAAAGCGAGCTGATACTTCTTCATGTCCTCAATAGGTTTAGTAACCATAATCATAGGGGTTTCACTTTTTTCAGTAAAACATACAACGGAACAATTCTGGATACTGTGATAGATATCCGGTTCGGTTGCTTCTAATAGGTTTAAGTATCCACCTAATTGCATAAAATGACTATATTGCGGTTTCTTAGACGTTTTAAAATCGAGTAGCGTGAATGAACCTCTTACCATACCGATAAAGTCAATGGTACCACCATATCGTTCATTGTGAACTTTCAATTCAGAGTGAATTGGACTTACTTCACAATCAGACTTCCACTGTAGATAGCGATTAAAACGTTTATCCGCTTCTCGTTCAGTTATTTCATCAATATACGGAGTGTACTCCACCCCTTTGATATCACTTTCAATTTTATTATGCACGATAGTTCCTAATAAGGCTTTCTCATTAAGAAACTCTTTATATTTAATTCTCTTGAATCCTAACCAGTTTGACCAGTCCATAAGACCTTTTTTATTAATCATAGATAGGATTTGTGTTACACTAGGAATAACTTCCTTTTTACTATTTATATATGCTTCATGAGCCATGTTATTTTTCTCCTTTTCTTAAAAATACGAAATGTGTTATCTTGTTGTCATAATGTATATTTGAAATTACCTATCGGTGACTCAAATATATATTATGCTTTTATAGAATAGATAACTATTCAAGTAATTTGTTTTTCTAAAAAGGAGACTAAAAAAAATGGCATATGCATACACACAAAAAATTGCACGCCAATATTCTATTGGTATCAAAAACAGCTTCAATTACATCGTATCTATGAGTTCAAAGGATCGTGAGGATTTCTTAAACTTAGTATGCGACCACATGTATCGTGAATTCAATTCTAATATGAGTACAGTTGAGTATTCGTATATTGAAGATGAAAACGAGTTCATGACTGCACTATGTAGAGATATCGGTGATGAAATTGAACGTTATAACGAACAACTAGATGAATATACCAACGACGAACCAATCACTGGTGCATATATATCTCATGCACGAGTGCCTGGTGAAGTTATGAATGCATGGAGGAAGGTAAAGATTGAAGAATAGACCTTGGTTGGTTACCTTAGTTAAACCTGATGGTAAACAACAAACACTAGCGAATCATGACCTAGAAATCTTTCTAGTGCAAGTGATTTCATTTATGAATACCCACTATTGGTGGGAAGACTGTATGACTATCGTCGATTACTGTGAATTGCGTTCAGAACGCAAAATAAAGAATATCCTTATGGATACTCTACGAACTATGTTTAAACGACACATTATGTACCATTTCAATGAACTTGATATCTACAGCAAGTTGACTGCTGATTATATCATTCGATTTGAAACACCAAACCAATATGACTAAAAAGAAAGAGTATGGAACGAAAGTTCCATACTCTGTATTTCTTTTTTTTTGGTAAAATATGAATTAGAAGTGATTCATATTTTGGTATGCTGGCATAGCGTTAACCATTTGAGTAGTGTAGCCAGAGTTGAAGTCTAAGTAATCACGAAGGATACGATATTTGTTCAACAAGGCAGAACCGATTTCATTGATTTGAGGGGATTCATAGCGAGTAGCAGTGAATTCCAAATCAAGGCTAACAGCAGCATGGGAGCCTGGTTCAAAGTTGAAATGGGATTTAGCAACTTTTTTAGGCATCAAGTTAGAGAACATGGCACAATATTCAATGTCCATACCAGTTGGATCTGTATTCACGATGATACATTCCATAACGTGGTTGGAAGCTTTGAATTGGCATTCAGGAGAGATTTGACCATGGTAATGGGACAAGCCAGTCAATGGGTCAGAAATACCAGTCATCCAAGTGTCAATGAACTCACGGATAGGAGAACCGGAGAATTCATATGTTTTGATAGTTAAAGAATCAGTTTCATCTTTAACTACGTTAGGAATTTGGAATTTGTTCCCAGCGTAACCACCAGTCAATTCTTCTGTTTCCATTGTAGTATCAGCGATACCATCAATGCCAGTGAAACCAAGTTCGATCAAATGTTTGAACCGTTTAGCGGCCGCAATATCCATACGTTCCATGAATCGTGGAAGGCGTACGATGAAGATACGGGAATAACCGGCACGAAGAGGGTCAAATTGGTCAATGTTCTTTGTGGAGACATCAAGACCGCCTACCCATAAGCCGAATTCCGAGAAATCTTTCGTATTGCGTTTAATATTTTGCTGAATAGATTTCATGTTATATTACGACTCCTTTCTTAAGTTCTAGGGTTAACATCGATTTCGATGATAGCACGTTTTTGGAATGTACGGAATACGATTGCCAAGTAAACGTGAACGATGGAACGAGTTCTTTCCCATTTATTCATGGAAACTTGTACGTCGATAGAACGACATTTAGTTCCTTTATAGCTGGAGAAGATTTCTTCGCAGTCTTGACGGAAGATTCTCAATTCATCTTCATCGGAGAATTCATAACGACGTTTGCCCGCCATACGTTCAATTTTGCGTTTGATTTCAAGCAATACTTGAACGTTATTTTCTTCACTCAAGTCGGAGTTTTTAACTTGGGAAGTGTTTTGAGTACCACGAATGTAAGTATCTTCATCGATAGCTTCGATGTAGTTGATTTGGTACTCAGTGAGTAATTTTTCTTTGATTTCCATATCGTCAGCATCGATTAATGGACGAATGGAGTTCTTAGTATAACCACTCAATGTAGCATAACGTTCACCAGCCATAGGAACATGGTTACCGTAAGTTGCTACGTGCAATGGGTAGCGTTGAGCCATCCATAATGTATTAGTAACAGGAATCACTTTACCAGTGATTGGATCTACAGTTTTGAACATACCTGCATTCTTGGAAACCATGAATGTGTTGATGTCTTTCAATGTTTGACCCATAGTAAATACGTCATTCACGTTAGTTAATAAGTTAGTGTCAAGGCGAACAGCCGCATCCATACGTTTCAATGCTAATGCAGCCATAGCTTTCTTAGTTTGAACAGAGTAGTTCGCATCAAGAATCAAGTCTACTGGAGCACGACGTTTGGAGTTAACTTTAGCGTCTTTACCACCTTGGAACGCCATTTGGTAAGCTTTATCGATAGCTTGTTGACGTTCTTGTTTGGATAAGCCGGATTGAGGGTCGAAATCACCATCAGAGCCGCCTTCTAAACCAACACCTTCGATATCCATTACATGGATAGTGGATTTACCGCCTTCGATTTCGATGAATTTGTCATCTTGTTCAGTGAAGCGGTTGTAGCCGAAGATATCGAATGTTTCCATAGTGTATGGAAGTTCGTTTTCAGGTGCTACTGGAGTTGGAAGAGTTGTTGCAGCTAAACCGTTATCGTTAGTGAAGCTTAAGTATGTACCATTAGTGAAGTTGCCATCATCAGCAGTCAATAAGTAGTAAACACCTTCTTCAGCAAGTTTAGTTGCAGGAAGTTTCTTAGCTTCTACAACGTTAAGTTGAATGAAGCCGTTGCCACCTACACCACCAGTGGAAGTGTCTGCTTTTACGAAGTAATCGTAAGTTACAGGGTTAGTAGCAGGAGTTTTAGGAATCATGTACAAGAAGTTGTCTTGTGCATCATCATATGTAGGTAATGTAGTCAATGTGTTTTCAATATGAGCGAATGTCATATCGTTGTATGTTTTATTCACATTGTCATATTTAACATATGTACCTTGGTTGATAGTACGACCACCAACTGTATCAGTTTCAGCCATGTAGTATACTACTTCTGGATCTGGAAGAGTTGCAGTTGTTGCAGGGCGACGGTCTACAGATACTACTGTAGGAGGAATGAAGCCATTGCGGTCATATACCTTTTTGTATTCGTTGAATACTTCAAGGAGTGTATCGTAGTAGAATTTAACAGATACACGGGAAGAACCTTTACCACCTTCATCATTGATTACATCATCAATGTAGTTAGTGATTTGCGTGTTAGGGTCCAACGCATCGATGTAGAAGCATACATTGTAAGATTCTAATTTCTTAGTACCTTTTTCAGTGCTAATCAATTCTACACGATAGTTTTTGTATTCGTTATCACGGTCCGCATTGCGGTCATGAGTTACACGGATACGGAAATCGCGACCATATTTACCAGGGCCTAATGCAGCGAAGGAGAATAATGGACGGCGTTTCCATTCAGCCGCTTTTTCTTCTTCAGTGCCGCTAACTGGGTTAGTAGACATTGCGTTGGCATAGATTTCCAACATGTTCAAGTCAGTTACATCGTCACGTTTGAAAGTTTCAAATTTAAGTTTAAGCTTACCAGCTTCAACTTTATAACTTACAGTTTGGATGAAATGAGCATATGTTGCGTTATCAGCTGTGACACGTAAGCATTGAGCTTTAGCGTTACCTGTGAATAGAGCTACATATGGCATGTACATTGCTTGGCCGTAAGTTTGATAATCTGGTAAACCATATTCATTGACGAAATCTGTGAAAGATTTTTTCAATTGTAATTGGTTACGACCTTTAGGAGATGTGAATACACACAAAAAAGTCGGACCACTATTATCAGCAGTATAGTCTTCAAAGAACGTATTGTCGTTGATATATACAGCCTCATGAGGTTGAATCCACTCAGGGATAATTTGGCCTGTACGTGGCATTAGTATACCCTCCTTTAAAATTAGTTTGTCAAGTATAATTTGTGTTAAATTATTAATTTAATGTTTGTTTTTCCACCCTACGAGGGTATATGGAATACTTAGAATTTAAGTAGTTGCTCCATCGGGGAGGTTTGTTCCTTACGTTCTGTACGAGTTGTGGTTACAGCGGAAACAATGGCCTCATCAATATTCTCGAATGTGATAGCAGAGAACGAAGAGTTATACTTAGTAATATCCTTCGTATTCGCTGTAGTGTAGCTATGACGAGATACCGATGGGTTGGTACCTACAAGATGACCGAACTTATATTCTGGTTTAGATGGGTCACGATAGATTTCACTAATAACGAGTTCTTTGATCACATCTGGTATATCGAATTTGATACCATTTAACAGGAAGTTCTTATCCCATAGTGTAATGATGTCGTCGTAGGAAAACGACCGTGGTAATTTACCAGCCGTGAGAATCTTTAGGAAATCTTTAAATGCTTCCGCTTTTTGCGGTAGAGCAGTCTGGCAGAATACATCTGTATTGTAGTATTTCAATACGTAGTATGTATCTTCACCGGCACCCACTAAATCCAACTTCTTCTTTTCATAACCCCCAGTAGGATAGGTTACTATTTTGACAGGAAGGTTTACTGTTCTTAATTTCAGAGGTTGTTTGCCGTCAACATCTGTAAACACTCGGATATTAAAGATACCCAAGAGTGAGAAATGATCACCAACCATTTGGGCTATTCCAGTATCGAAATAGTATTCGGGTACATAAGCCTCCATGTACTCGCCTGTGAATTCGATATTAGGCCCATTCTTAGTAAACGGATTAGCCATATAATAGCTTCCTCCTAATCCATAAAATACATAAAAAGTAGGGTAAGGAGCATGTAACTCCTTACCCTAATGTCATTCAGCGTTAATTACTAAGTCAACGATCTCTTTGATATACTTCGTATGTTTCTCAACATACTCAGGATTCAATGTGTCCTCATTACGAGCGAGGATAACACAAGCCGTAGACAAAGCATTGCAGAATTGTACAGTGTATCTATCCATAGTCTTATTGTGCTTAATAAAGCGAGCAAATAAGAATACGAATAGGTTATTATATTCTTTATAGTTCTCACCAAAGTGAGTAGTTTCCAAATCCATCATGAGTTGGAATGGGAAGTTGAATTTATTCGTTTCAGCTACTTTAACAGCTGCACTGATTGTTTGTTCCATATCATGTTTAAACCCATGACGAATGGATTCTACTTTACCTTTATTGATTTGGTCAATAATCGGACCAGTGATTGGTTCAATCGTAATCGCATCTTCTAATGCTTTCAATTCAACTTCAATAAGAGCACGACGTTCATCAGTAAGCGTATCATTATTAGCTAGCATATCTTTATAGTAGTCCATAAGATATTCGTCGAATGTATTAGACTTCAATAGTTCATCCGTTTCTTTAGAAACATACTTAGCATACTGAGCTTCTACGTTATCGATGATAGCGTCGATATCATCAACCTCTTGTTTCGTAGCAGCAAATAAAGTCAATACATCACGACGGAAGTCGTGTTCGTTGAAACCTGGGATTTCTACCTCAGGTAAGAAGAACATGGATTCGATAACTTCGTCACCTTCTACTTTGAGAACTTTTTCCATTTCTTCATCGCTCATGTTTTGAATTTCATCTTTCGTATATTCAGAAAGACGTGCCATGATAACTTTAGCACTTTCTTCTTCCATAGGCATGAAAGCAAGAAGTTTATTTAACATGAACTTGCGGTTTTCTTTAAATTTATTAATTAAGTTACGAATTTCCATTGCTTGAACGATACGGAAGTATTCTTCTTCTTTTGGACTCAAGCCTTCAGGAATCTCCATAGCTAAATCGGGAACTTGGTTGACTAAATCCTTAATTCCCGTCGTTGGCATCTGCGTATTCGATTTCTGTTCCATCAGTCTCTCCTTCTTTTTGAACATTGAGGTGTTTCTCAGCATATTTTTGTAGTAAACGAGTATATACGTCAGCTACAATACCATCATATACATAGTCTTGGTCATTGTCAAATACAAGACATAAGAATGGTTTCACAAAGTTACCGTTGATAGCATGATTATCTAAACAGTATTTGATAATATGCACATCATAGTTATCTTGATTGAAAAGATTGATGAAATCGAGTGGGTCTAAATCTATATCTTTAGCGATAGATAAGACCACATTGATGTTTGCTAATAGAGAAGCAAATACATCACTATCTATTTTCTGACGTAGAGCTAATGTAGATACGTCTTTTACTTTTTCATTGTTAGATAATTCCTCAATAATAGATTCGGAATTAAGAAGAATGATACGAGATAAGTACTTCGCCACATTCTTGGTATAATCTACAGTGAAGAACCCATACAAACCATCACAAAGGTTTCTTGCACCATTGAAATCAAGACCTGCCATTACATCTTCATCGATGTCTAATTGGAAACGGTCATTGATTTGATTGATAACGCTAGTATAGAAAGAGATAGCTTCTGTTTTAATCTGTTCAAGATAGTCTTCATCTTCTGCGTTATTTAACATTAATAATTCAACTTCTTCTGTGAAGTTTTCTACAAAGTTGGTTTTCATTTCAAAAGGTTGTTGGATTTGAATAGTAATAAACTCGTCCAACAACTCTCTGGATAATTGCTCTAATGGAGATACTTCAATGAATGTATCACCACGGGTTTCAAAATCGTTGTCATTTGTTAATATCATGATACGACTCCTTATCAAAGTTAATGTAGTATTTGTATACAACCATGTACCAACGACTTTATTTTTTTACAAAAGAAAGATAGTATCCATGCGGATACTATCTCTTTATTAGTCTTTATTCAAAATATCACAGATATCAAATGCATCATCATAAGCACCACTATAGTCGTCATATGGGCGATGGAGTGTTTCTTGGTATTCATCATTGATAACACCCACTCTAAGTCCTGTTGATGTACTTACATATTGTTCCCTAGCACTGTTATAGTAACTAGGTGGAGCATTATGAGCATCAATTGGTCGTTCAGGAGCATTATCAACAGCATATCCACCAAAGGTTTGTGCTATTTGATCACCTTTAGGATTAGGGAAGAATTGTTTCAAGTCATCTGGTAAGGATGCGTAGGCATCATCATACGTAGCAACTTTACGGACTTCTTCTGCACCAATTGGTTTACGAGGGTCGTATTTAGTAATACCATATCTAGATAGTTTACTACCATGATAGTATACGAATAAGGCAATAAGATATGCCATAACAACGTCATCATGTTCACCCGGTGCAGCTTCGATTTTACCACTATCCTTTTGGATTAAGTTATTCAAATCATCAATCAATTCACGACAAATGAAATCAGACTTACGTTCAGCAACATGGCGTAATAGGATTTGAATCATCATTGGTCGTGTCGTAGCTGTTGTAGCTACACCATAGAATCGACGATTATTGGGGTCGTTCATAACGAAGCCTTTACTATCCAAACGAGCTTCCGTGTCAGGTACCATGGCTTTATCGATATCATAATATAAGTTAGCAGCTACGCTACTACGTTTAAGGATATCAATAACGGCAGAACCTAAGTGATTTCGTTCAGGTGCAATTAAGGCTTTTGGTATGAGTCGATTGACAATCGATACGATATTCTGAGCGGTTTCCACAGCATCAGCTAATGGGGTTTTCATACAAGCGACTGGTCGTAATGTATATGGATCGATAATCATGATAACTGTATTATCGTTATTCGTACCAGTGGCACAGTCGATACCCATAATGTATGGAACCATTTTATCTAGTTTCTCATATACGTATAGTGTAAAGATTTTATTAACCATGATTTCTTCAATCGGTTCTTTACGGAACCCATTGATTACGTCTAGGTCATCTGGATCAAATGGAGAAGCGGATGTACCACGAATGCGTTGCAATAGTACTTCCCGTTTGATTTTAATTTTTTCCCAGTTAGAAGCGGCACAAACACGTTGGTACCAATCTTCATCCATACCGATTTGCTTATAGTTGAATTCGATATATACGATACCATTACGAGAGTTAACTCGCATGAATTCTCGAATCTCTTCTTCTGTCATATCATATAGACGTTCAGTAAATACTGCTGCATTTTCGCGAGTACTCATAGAGTCTTTTACTGGTTGGGAATCGATATTACCTGGCGTTGTGATGAAGATACGACCAAACATCGCACCATTCTTCTTAGCGTTTTCTGCGGCACGTACATAGGCAGGACCTGCCGCCATAATAATCGTACCAATGTATTTCGTAAACTCAACTTCGTCATAGAACTGAATTGGAGCAGAGTTACCACGACCGATACCGTCCGCTTTCTCTTCAGTTGCTGCTGATGGTTTAGAGTCTATACGATTACCATTCACTGGATTTGTCATGGTACGAACGTTGTCGATACCTTTGACTTGTTTAAGTTCACCCAACTCATTGACTTCTAGACTGTAACGATGTTGCATATAGATAGGTAATACATCTTTCTGTTCTTTCATCTTTCTCAAGTTATCGTCGGAGTCGCGTTGTGATTTGTTTGAGAAGTTGAATACAGAGTTTGATGTACCAAAGATATACGCCCAGTTTAATACTGCTAGCATAGAGTGAGTTTTAAAACATTGACGTGGGATTACTAGATATAAGTCGATGTTTCTAAAGAAACACCAGCATGCGGCTAGGTTACCACGGTGTAAACGGAATTTAGAACCAGAGCCGGGTCCTGTGCCACCACCTTGTTCTGGAATGCGTACACATTCTCGAAGGAAGTACCATGGATTGATAAGACATTCCCCGATGATAGCTCTAACTTGGTCAGGAGTTAAGTTAGGGTCAAATGGGTCAACGTCAAATAGGTCTGGGTTATAGATACGTAAAAAGAACGCGTTGTTCTTAATACCTAATGATTTTAAATCGGCTGCCGTCTGTATGAATGATATATTAGAGGTATTCAGATGGTAAAAGAATGGGATTCCTTTCTCATCAATACCGTAGAATTTAGTCAAGTCATACCCCATGGCAACCTTGGGTTGTTGAATGATTTCACCGTCCATGCAGTTCTCCTTAACTGTATGAAAATAAATATAGGTATAATCCACGAGGAATTATACCTATATTCAGTTTTAACCTTCGTATCCTACAGGATATTTGATATAGACACCATATTTCTTAGGACGAATTGGTGTTTTCAAAACAAGTTCACGTAAGTCTTCTAATTCACGTTGTTGTTTAGTTAATGTGGATTTAGATACACGAACACGTTTACCTAATTCAGGGTCTTCGATAATAGATAACGCATAGTTAACGATACTGAGGTAACGATATACACGTTCGATAAGATAAATCTTATCATTAGCATCTTCGATATTACCGATTTCAATACGAATGATATCTATTTCTTTGTTATCAACTTTCTTAACAAAGCCATTCTTGTCGATATATTCTTGGTCGACATGAGCTGCTTCATAGATAGCATTCAATTGCTCAGCAATCTTAGCATCAGCAATCTTTTCTTGCATAGCAACCATTTTAGGATTTGTGGATTCAATGGTTGCAATTTTCTCAGATACATTCGTGAACTTGATAAAGATTTTCTTAACAGTGGCTTTGATATAGTTGGAACGAACACCGTCTACATAGAGTTTCAAGTTATGACGAAGTGTACGAGTACTATATTTCATATCGTTAATGGATTCGAAAATCATAAGCAATACATAGTTCAATGTATCATCAAATTCAGCTGGGCTTCTATCCACTGTTTCTAACATACCGAAGTTTGTTAAGATTTTAGTAAATGCAGAAGCATAATATTCGGATTTACTTAACATGGAATCTTGGTCAACTTCTTTTGTGTAGTTAACGAAACCCGCACCAACCAAGAATGGAAGAATGTATAGGTCACGACAAATAGCACTACGAGCCATAGCATTACTTCTATAATCTAAGGACGTTAATGCTTGACGAATAGCCAACGTTACACGTTCAGGTAAACCATAGTTAAAGATAACTTGCTCAATACGATATAGGAATAGAGTGGTAATCTCAGCAGACGTGAATAGTTTGCTGGAGTTGTATAATAGATTGGAATCGATTTCAATATACCAATCATCAACGTTTTGCCAGATTTCAATGATTTCATCTGTACTGTTAGAGAGTACTTTGGAAGAGATGTCTTTTATATCATTGAAAGATGGGAATACATTAAACCCAAAGAATGGATGCTGGCAGGTTCTATCAACAATCGAGAATTTTGCTTCGATGTTGAAAATACGTTTTAGAATTCTAGCAATGTGATAAAGGCTAGTATCGATACTTGCTTCATCTCTAGTATGGATGATGGTATCAAACTTGTCTCGAAGTTCTTGGAACTCAGCACCATCAACGATGGACTGAATGCTCGTTTGAATTCGAGCGTTATTAGCTGTATTCATAGGTGGCCACCTTTCTAATAGAATTTTATTAAAGTGTCTAATCAATAGAATAACTCTAGTTAGATACACGTCGTATCCAAAATAAATTATAGAAAAGAAATAAGTAGAATAACCACTAGGGTTATTCTACTTATGTATGAATGATTAAGCTTCTTTAGGAGCTTTAGCACCAATTTTGTTTTGGATTTTAATGATATCGCTTTTAGCAGCTTCCATAGCAGCCAATACCAATGCAGCGAAGCGTTGAGCTACAGCTACGATACGGCTAACGTATTTAACTTGTTCTTTAGTTGCGTTTGCATCGGAGGAAACTTTCTTAACCAATGCTTCAGCAGCTTTTACCAAGTCATGTGCTTTAGCTTTTTGAAGGTCTTCGATCACTTTTTTACGAGTATCCAAGTCTTTCAATACAGTGTTTTTACGGATACTAACATCTGCATATGTTGCATTCAATTCTTTGAAGCTAATCGCTAAGTTAGCAGCTTCCAATTTAGCATGTTCACATTTACCAGATTTAGCAGAGTCCATACATGCAGCAATTGCATTACGTGCTTTATCGAAAAGGTTATTGTAACGGAAGTTATGTAATTTAACACCATATTCAGTAGTTTTTTCGAAAGCTGTTGCAATAGCATCTTCGATAATTTTGTTAGTTAACCATTTAGCATTTGTGCGGAACCAAGTAATGATTTTCATTTGTAAATCATAGTAACGCAATACAAAAGAACCAATACGGTCACCAATAGATTTAAGAGTATCCACTACGCCTTCAGTAGTGTATTCCATGGATTCAACCATGAGTTCAAATTGAGCAGATTCAACTGCTAATTCATATACGTTTGTCATGTGTTAACACCTCTACGGTTAATATAATAAGTATAGATTTATAGATTTGTTTTACTGGTTAGCTTTAGTTTCCTCCGTCTTAACAATATTTCGTGCTAGACGACGTAAGTTGTTAATCGCTAATCGAGTAATTCTAAATATAAGTGATGTCATCGTTACGAATAGATTGATAAATCGACTGGTAAGTTGATGGACTTGCATAGTAGCAGCCGTTTCTTTTATACCATTGATTTTACTTTTGATTCGTTTGATATTGACATCGGATGTTTGTATTCTAGCCTTAGTGCCAAGGTTAGCATACAGTACCATTTTCTTAATCAGGGATGGGTTGATATTCGTACGTTTATGATGACTCATTTGTTCACGAACGGTATTCACTCGATCTCTCATGTCATCAATCTCTTCGAATACTTTGTCCCATTGAATGTCATTACCTGATAATGCAGCGGTTACATCTTTAGCATAGGATGGAAGTTTATTTAAATCCATCATAAGCTGTCTAAGTCCCGGTACATCAGGAAATGCCATCGTCTTTTTCGCAAATCTACCCTTTTTAAGGTTACGAGTTGCAAGCTTGTCGAGTACTACTACGTTAGCCTTCTTTACAAGAGCGATAAATTTAGCAACGATTTTTGAGACTAGGCTAGAAGCCTTCTCAGCAATACGATTTAAGATATCTTTAACCTTATTCGATAAAGCTTCAGTGGTTATCATCACTAATTCAGATTCTGCTACGGTAGTATACAAGACATATTCTTCATACTCAATTTGGGAATCATACATCTGTGTGTACTCCTTCATAAAAAAATAATCCCCATATGGTATTGCACCATATGGGGATTTATCACATCATTCCAATGATGCGTTAAGCAACTAAGTATCTATTAGATATGAGTTGCAGTAAGGCTGGAGTAAACAGCGTTTGGAGCCAAGCCAAGGTTACGTTCACGATATTGTTTGATGTACAAGTTAGATTGAACTGGAAGTACTTCAATGTTTTCGTAACGTTGAACGCACATGATGTTTGGAATGTTTGGAGTTAATGCGTTACGATAGTTAGTTTCGATGTTGAAGCTATATTCATAACGACGGTATGTAATTACAGTGTCAGTCAAAGGAATAACAGTGATACGGAAACCTTTTTCTACTGTTTCTTTTTGGCTGGCAATGATATGTACGCGAGTACCATCAACAGTCATAACACCAAATTTGTAGTCAAGTTTAACACCACCGATGTTGGAGTCGGAGTTCAATACCCAACGGATGTTGTCATCAGTTGCACTTAACAATTCAACTACGTAGGAGTTAGCAGAGATAGCAATCATAATACGTTCGTCACGTAACTTAGTTTTGATGTAGGAAATCATACGACCTAAGTAGTAACGAAGTTGTTTACTTCTCCATTCGGATTCTGGTACCATGTATGTGCTAGGTGCAGCCATATCGAAGGATACTTCATCAGCGAATTGGAAGTTGTAACCCATTGGTTGGAATACACGGTTGCCCATGTTTTTCACTTTTTGGAAGGATTGTTCCAAGAAACGTTGAGTGTTGGAGTCAGCAGTTTGTGCACAAACGTCGGACATATCGGATACAACTTCAACAGTTACATCGATATTAGCCAAAGCTTTTTCGTCTTTAATTTTTTCCAATGTCAAACCAGCGTTGAAACGTTCTTTTTCAGCGATGGTGATTTGTTGGTTATGACGTTCTTTATCCAATTCAATTGTTTCAGTGTTATTGGAGTTGGACAAGTGACCACCGAATTGAATACCTTTAATAACAACGTTGGAAGCAGCATCAGCAGCAGCGGATACAGTTACCAAGCCATCATAAGGAGAGTAGGAACCGAACACTTGTACTTTGTTAGGAGCTTGTGTAGGGTCTACTTTGTTTTCGATTTCTACAGTGTATTTGAATGTGTTGCTTGCATAGTCAGGACGGATATCCAAGTTATCGATAATAACTTCTTCAGTTGTTGTACCACCAGCAGGGTTAGCTACAGGGATATCAACTTTAAGAGCTTTGATACCGAAGTCATAGGACAAAGCGTCACGACGTTCAAGAGAACCACCGGATTCTTCAAGGATGTTCAAGTCGAACAAAGGCAATGTGCCACCAGCTTGTGGGTACCATTTGTTTGTTACTTCTTTACCGATACCTTGATCAGTGAATTCATAGTAAGAACCATCGTAGAAACATTCTGGGAAGTATTTCTTTTCGCCTTTAGCGTTTTTCAAGAAACGACGTTCGTAAGCATATTTCACGATAGGGGAAGTGGATACGATTGTTTGAAGCATATCTTTGAATTGGTTAGCAATGTATTGCTTTTTCAAGATAGGCATAGTCAAACCAACGATTGGTTCAATCATACCAACGGAGGATGCTTCTGTTAAAAGTGTTTGACGAGTATTTTCTACATATTGATCCATTTTGTCAGCATGTAAGGAAAGGTATTCATCATTGTTGTTATGACCATAAGTGCAGAAAGAAGATTCAGATGTTGCTTCGATAGCATCATTGAACATAGCTTCTTTGTAAGCTTCGAATAAAGGACCTACGGACAAGATTTGTTTCATATCGGACAAAGCGTCGATGGAGTAGTTGTTTCTGAAACTTTCAACCATCGCTTTAAATTGCGCTTTGAAGCCGCCGTCACGATTATCAACGAAAGAACCTACACCTTGTGTAGTTTTGCTTTCATTGTCATAGATATGTTGATACATGTGTCAACCTCCTAAAAATTACTTTTGTTTGTGGAATATAATTTGATGGTTTAATTAAAACATCAAATAGTTATATAATTTAACTATTTGTTTGACCATTATCTTCGCTATTTTTCATTTTACGAAGCATTTCTACGTTTAACTTAAAAATTTCTTTGAAATATTTATAGTTATAGAGGTTGAGGGCATGGTCGTTCCCATCATAATAAAGTGTGATGTACTTATATACGACTTCTCCCAATCGTATTAAGTTCTTACGCACTTGATTAATTGTCACAGTCGTTAGAATATTATCTTTTCTAGCTTCTGTTAATTTTTTGTTAGTATTTTCAATAATCTTATAGAACGATATGAAGTTTTTCAAAAGAACGATCGTGTTTATTTTCTTCGCTCTTTCTGCGTTAGGATCGCTACCGTCAGAGCTATCATCAGTAGAATCGCTAGACTCACTATCACCGCTCCCATCCATATCATCCGATGTATCTCCGGAGCTGTCATCAGAATCCATTGATTCACTATCAGAATCACCAAGATCACCATCCATTGCGGAGTCTTCTTCAGTATCATCCGTGTCAGTCCCAGTATCAGTTCCATCAGTTCCAGCATCAGCAGAATCATCTCCACTGTCACCTTCACTATCTGTAGTATCTGTTGTCGTATCTCCTTCATCTGCACCTTCATCTTCCATGTCTTCCACATCACCTTCTTCTTCAGGTAATGGGTCTTCTTCATTAATATCGTCATTTAAATCTTTACGAGCATCCCGTAGAGTGTCACGAGTCGTTTTATCATCATCTTCTTCATCATCTGCTTCCAGAACGATACTATTGATGATAGATTCATGAACGAGGCTCATACAATCTGCACTTGGGTGTTCAGCGATTGGTAAATCACCCACCTGTCCAATTGGACTCTTATATGTGATAAACCGTCGAACTCCAACAGCGGATTCTTCATCGGTTTGGTTAGCTATACCAATGATAGTAAGAATCTTGTGAGGAACGAGTACTGTTGTAGCATCTACCTTAATGGTTCCTAGGAACGCATCTCGGCTAGTTACTTCATATCGTTCCCCTCTAACAGGGTCTTTATTGGTAAAGATTTGAATTTTAGTTTTTGTATTAAGAAGTAACTCTTCTGTATCTAATGCTGCAATAGCATCGTCAACAGAAGAGTACATGGAAATGAATGGAGACGGAGATTTGGAATTCGTTGAAGTTCCTAATAGGGTAGCCATATATAAGGTTTCATATTCGGATGCTTCTTCAGCTTCAAGCATAATATCCCAAAAGTCCATATAATTAGCCTCCTATAACATCTTACGTTTAATATCAGCCAATTGAGTATCGATTTTGTTTTCGATACGCATCAATTGGTATTTCTTTTCATTGTCACCAGCGGACTTAGCATCTTCGATTTTTTCACGAACCATACGAAGTTCCATTTCAAGTTCTTGTTTTACTTTGGCTCTTGATTTGAGGTTCAGTTTTTTATTCAATGCTAAGGTACCTAAGAAGGCAACGATAGTAATAGCCACACCACCAGTTAATGCAATAGCTGCTGTTGGTGCAATACATTTGATGAATAGATTACGAAGTTTAGAGAACGTAGAACCAGTGATGGCTTCTTCACGCGCACTATCATTCATATAATCTTTAGCACCATCAATAACAGCTTTTACTGCTTTAGCGATTGGGTTAGCTACGGCATTGACAGCTTTCCCCGCTGCCACTGCTTTACGTTTAGCTTTAGAGCCAGCATCATGAATCTTAGCACCTAGTTCTCTAGCTTTAGATTGCATATCTTCATACACAACCGCATCAGCGAATAGGTCTGCATTGGATTCAGTGAGTTCACATGCTAATGTTAAGTTTTCAGCAAGTGTATGTAAATAATCATCTTCTGTAGTAAACATGGATGGGATAGTATATTCAAGCAACAAGAATGGATTTTCTGTTGCCGCCATCTCCATAAGCTCCAATGCTTGTTCAGAAGAGATGTTATATTCTTCTTGAAGAAGATTAATAACAGGATGGAATTTCAAATGGGAACGAGTTACAGATTCTGTAGCTAATAGCTCAGATACTGTTGGTTCGTCTTTGACGAAGATCCGTTCCACCACGTCCTTTATCCCGATAGAAGTAGTAAGGATTTCTCCAGCTTCAGTTGGGATTAATAGAATGAATTCGGAAATACGATTACCTTTATACACTGGGACTGCAATGTAGTATACATTACTATTTTCACCAGTAATGGTAAGTAATGAATAGTCGTGAGTCAAGCGATCCGTCACTCGAAGTCGCTCAACTTCATCGATAATAGAATCTGGTAAGTTGAGTCGTGGAGCGAGTGCTTGTTGACTACCTGCGATTTCATATTGGATAGCGCATAGTTCAGCTAACCCTTTTTCAAACATCGTATCATTGATATTGATTTCTGTGTTTGTTTGGTTCTTGATAGCTGTTAGAATACGTTCTACCATATAGTGTGCTAGTAGAGTACCTGGGTTATCCCATTCAGCAAAGTCGATAAGAGGGAATGGTTCAGGTCTATTATTTTCATCATTAATAAACGTTATGTAGCCACATAACGTCTCTGGTTTATCTTTATGATATACGGATAAAATATAGCCGTTATCTTTTCGAAGAGAGTTACCGTATGCGGTATTCCCATCGATTGTACTTTGTATAAGCGGTCGTTGTTCACCATTATATACAGTCACACCTGCTAAATGTGCTTTGTAATTAGCTAACGCCATTACTGTATTAGCAGCCCATGTATCTCTATATATAGCGACAGGAGTGTCCTTTAGACGACCAACGTGGACATTGATCATGTCTACACCTACCTTTCGTAGTGTTGATACCTAAAATTTTACCAATATGTCCAGATGTTTATTTCTCTTGACGAAACAACTATATAAGTTAATAAATGATTAATTAAGGAGGTCTATAATATGACACCAGGTAATGATATCGTTGCATGCTTAGTCATGGAACAAGTATCCGAACCAACCACCCCTGAAATTATTAGCGTAATTCAGCAACCAGGTGTAGATTATGTTCGCTTCCGTACATGCTTACAGGATTTCAATACGTTCAATCGTAATAATAGAAACTATTTCAAAGAGCCTATGCATGCTGCATGGAAAGCTGAACATATCCAAGAGTTGTTAGCTAATCAAACTTTCTATGGTGAAAATGGTCATCCTAACACAAAAGATCCAAGTCGTATTGTATCCATTGACCCAAATAACATTTCCCATCGAATCGTAAGTCCAGAATTCATTGGTAATACTGTATTTGGTATCATTGATACTGCGAATGACTATAATGGCCCAGGGAATCAATTCAAGGGTCATATCCTTCAAGGAGCTAAAGCTGCATTTAGTTTGCGTGCATTAGCACCTATCACAAAAATCGACGCACAACGTTGTGAGATTAGAAGCACGCCACGTATCATTACATATGACCGTGTCATCCTTCCATCCCATAAATGTGCATACCAAACAGATGAGGGTATTACAGCCGTTCATGAATCCGTTGGTTTACAACCTGTAACTAACGTTCAATTAGGTGATGTATGTATCCCAGTCAGCGAATCCACTATGACTGATATTACAGAATTCTTATTGGAAGAATCCAAAGAAGTAAAATCTTTCATGGATGTATTCGAAGTAGCATATGAAACCGTATGCTTAGATAAATCTGGTAAAAACCTCATTTTCCAAGAAGCCTTTGCTAATGGTGAACGTAGAACCTTCACAGTAGCTATGGAATCTTATGTAAAAGACCAAGTTGCAGATATCCTTCGTAATATGTAAGGAGTGAACCTCTATGTCAGTATTTCGCGATAAGGCTCATATCCTGAAGCTTATCAAACAACACTGTGGTCTATACTCCATTCAACTACCAGTTGATGATAACTGTTTATATCATGACATCATTGTCGATGATACACTCCCAACATTCTCTTCGTATTATCCTAGAGTTATGCATGTACCTGCCAACTTAAACGAATTACGGATTCGTAATGATAAAGAAAATACGGTAGCCGATACGAGTAATATCTATGAGCTACCACCTATCATCACTGATGTATCCGACCGATTCATTGTAGGTATTGAGAGCATTCGACCATTCAATGACATGCGTTACCAATCGGTACCGTCTGCCTATGAAACGATTGAATCGTTCCAAGCATTAGCGATATCACAATCCGTTGGGGACTTAGCGTCTGTTATGGAACCACCATTCTTACCGGAATTCATTCCACCGAATCGATTCCGTGTCAACAATGGTACGTACTATAAAGACCAAGTTATCATTGGTGTTGAAGTATCCTATTCCACAGAATTATATGATATTCCAATGAGCTTACGTCAAGCATTCTATAAACTAGCACTGTTAGACGCTAAGCGTTATTTCTGGAACCAATTGAAATATTGGAAAGACTTCCAAACATCTATTGCATCCTTCAATCTTCAAATCGATGATTGGGCTGATGCTGAAAGTAAACGTGACGACTTATTAGAACAGTGGGACCAAAACTTCCACTTGAATCGTGTTGCTGCTGTTTGGTGCTAAAAAAAAATAAAAAAAAAAGAAGAACGGATTGTTTCCGTTCTTCTTTCTTGTGTTTAAAAGTTCGTATCTACGCCAGATACGAACACAACGTTACCATTTTCATCTAGTGTACGATATACGCTGGATGGACTAACTAAGTCCTTACGGTGCGGATTGTTCAATCGAACAATCGCAGATACTACGAGCATGACACCTGGCATCTCTTTTGGTAGGTTAACCGCATCACCAACTTCAGTCTTATAAGACCGAATACCAGATTTGTCATCAAATGGGATGACCCCATACTCTTCAGTTGTTACAGCTTGACGGGCAACTGTACCAGCCATTTCCAATTGAACGATTCTTCCATCTGTTAGCTCGAAGGTAACATCATGTGGGCATAGATTAATAAAACGCATTTTAAATCTCCTTTATAAAAATAATATTA